GCTGCTCTTACCTGCGGGCACTGCTGTCGCCTTGGGTGCTGCTTTGCGAACTTCGGGTTCGGGTGCTGTGTCTTCGGCTTCGTCGTCGTCTTCCACCACCGCAGGTGCTGGCTTAGCTTTCGCTCGGGTCTTTGGTGCGGGTGCTGGTGCAGGGGCTTCGTCTTCCTCTTCCACTACTGCAGGACGCTTGCCTTCGAGCTTCAAAGGCTCGGCTTTTGCGCCATCGGTTGCCGAGGCTGTCATCACAACAGCCTTCATAGCGTCAGCGGACTGCGCTTGCTCTTTCACAATCTCGTACTCGTCGTCTGTCAACCAACGGGTAGGAGCGAAGTGCAGCTTGGGGGACTCCGACTTGGTGTCGAACTTCATGCGGGTCACGATCTGCTCGGGGTTGATAGGAGGATTCTGCGCTGCAAGGTAACGTGCGAACGCTTGCAATGGGCGCTTGTCGCCTTCTTCTTTACCGAACACCGATGTCGCTGGCAACACCATCTGCATCACTGAACCGCTTGGGTCGTTTTCCAACACCACAGCCAGACGCTGCTGGTAGCGGCAAGCACGGCTGTTACCTGTACCTGAACCCGCTTGGTTCTGTGGGCAAGCCATGCAGGTTATGGACTGCTTTGCCTTGGAGCTTGCGTCAGGCTTCTCGCCATCGTTAGACCAGCAGTCAGGTGCAGCACCAGCGGCATCCTTGTCATACGCAGCAGCGTAGAACTGACGGCCTACCTTAGCGGCGGCTTTAATGATGATGACATCCAAGTGGCGGTCTTCGATGGATGTGACTTCCTTGCCATCTGACATCAAGCGGAACACGCCGCCTTTAATCGAGATGCGCTTGCCTGCGGATGCACCACCGCCACCTGTTAGGGCACGGGCTGTATCGGACAACTCGTTGTTACGAGCGAAAGCTGGTACTTGCGATGCGTTAAACGCTACTACATTACTCATGGTAATCTCCTTACTTGCTGGTTGGTTTAGTTACTCGGATTTCAAAATCCGAAAAAGCGTTTAGTCCGGGAGGGACTAGGCCGGGGTTCTCTTCGAGGAAGGTAATCATGTTGGTCTGCGCAATGCGCTTCTCAAGCAAATCAACCACCTCATGTTCAATTATGAATTTCTTGAACGAGTCCCAGTCTTGTGTCGAATACCGTGTCTTGTTAATCATGGACACGGTTCCAAACTCGGTTTGAACAGACTTAACGCCAAGCGCTTTCATCTGATCTTTCATAGCAAACTTTAGCGTGTCTTGCTTCTCTTTCAACAACTCGACCTTGGTGTCATAGTCCTTGGTCAGTGTATCAATTTCCGTCTTGATCTTGCGATAAATACGGGCTAACTTATCCATCGGTACGATGTTTTCTTCCATTTTGCTTTCTCCTTATTATGTCTAGCGTTTGACAAGTGTACATGAGTTTTTGGCTTTGCAATATCCTTTCTTAAAAATTTATTTCGTTCTCAAACATACGCGTAAGCAAAGAGTTATCCACAACCTTAGAACCTAAAGCTGTGAACATCTTCTTCTCTATCGGGCTACCTTCTATGTGGATAACTGTTACCTTATCCGCGTTCTGACCCTTGCGATCGGCACGGGCTATGCACTGTATGTACTGCTCAACAGACATCAACGGCCCATAAAAAATAACTGTGTCAGCGGCTGTTAGGGTAATCCCGTGTGCCGATGCTTGGGGCTGCATAACCAACACCTTTGGGTCTTTCTCATTTTGAAAACGGCGGATTGTGTCCGCACGTTTGTTGGGTGTCACGCCGCCGTGTATGCACTCTGTGTTAATGCCCTTCTTTAGCAGGTGATGGTAGATGCTGTCGATGCTGCTGCGAAACAATGCAAAGATCAAAACCTTGCGATCTGTCTCGCCAAGAATCTCTTCGAGCACCGCCAGCCTTGGTCCAGCGTCAAACTCCACCACGTCCTTGTCATCTGTATATACAGCGCCGCATGAAATCTGTAGCAGCTTGGATACCACGGTGGCTGCGTTGACTGCGGTGATCGCCTCGCCTGCCGCTTGTATAGCCATGCGCTCTTTCAGTATGTTGTAGTACTTCGTTTGCTGCGGGGTCAAAGGTACTATGCGGGTCATGGTCAGCACAGGGGGTAAGTCCAAGCACTGCTCCTTGGTAAACCGAATGGCTGGCTGCAACGCCTCGTGTACTAGCTGCGGGGCTTGGGGCTTGGGCCCCCACTTGAACATCGTGATCTTGTTCATCACCATATCTCGCCAAGCGGTAAAGAACTTGGGGATGCCGTTGGGGTTAACCAGCTTCGCCAAGCCGTACGCATCCACAGGGGACTGCGATGCAGGTGTGCCCGTCATCATCCACAGGTGTGTGTTTGGTTTGATGATGCTGTTGAGCGCCTTCCAACGCCGTGTTGTCGGTGTCTTGTATGCGTTCGCTTCGTCAACGATAACCAAATCAAAGCGACCGTCGTTGTTGATCTCGTTGGCAATCAGGTTAAGCCCGTCGTAGTTGGTGATGACGAACTCGTAGTCCTGCTGCACCATCTCGATACGGCGTGAGGCTTGTGTGTGATGCGCCACGATAGCGGAGCGGTGGATGATGCTGTTACTAAGGTCGCCCAACCAAGCACTCTGCATGATGGACAGCGGGCACAGTATCAACACACGGCGGATTTTGCCGATGCTCATAAGGTAGTCTGCTGCCCACAAAGCGCTCAGCGTCTTGCCTGTTCCCGGCTCGCTGAACACGAACGCCTTGCGGTTGAACGTCAAGAACTCTGACGTATCGCGCTGGTGTGACATAGGCTTGTACTTGCCCGGCCACTTGTAGCGGTAACTAATAGGCGAAGGTACATCTTTGACACCTAAGTTTCGTAGTACCTTAACCTCTTCCATACCGAAGTAAACCAATATCTCATACGTCCCATTGCTTTCCGATAGGACTTTATGTTTAGGTATTAGGTTGTTCTTGGTGGGGTTTCTGGTTTTGAATAAAAGTGCTTTGTTGTCGATTACTTGCATTTGCTTCTCATGTTTTTATGTACTGTCTTTGAACACTGGGGTAGGCATCCCAATAGTTTTTGTTGAACACAACATTTTTTACGCTGTCGATTCCAGTAAGCCGTTGATCTCTGTCTACAACACGCCCGTCCCTGCTCCAGATAATTGCAGGAACCATGTACTCGTTAGCTAAAAACTTGTGCCCAGCTTCTGTAATTTTGTACAAGCCAGATCGTTTCTCGGGACTATGCTCCGCTAAACCAAACCACACCAGTACACTGCAATGTGCTTGCGCTCTGTAAGGTGCGCGCACCATACTGTTATTAACGATTGCGCCGTGCCCTGCTTGAACAAATACCCAGTCGTCAGCTTGCGCCAACATTTCCAACATACGCACTTTGTTTTTACACATTGAGTGCGGGTTTAACTTTCTTATTTTTTGGTTGCAATGTATGCACACTTCCATTTGTTTCTCCTCGGTTTTTTTATTTGATGCTGTGGTCGCTTTTTCTAGCGTACGACCTGTTAGCTGTTGCGGACTTGACTTGCAAATTACTGCGTGTCGTTGCACCGCCTTTGCTTAACGCCTTCTTGTGGTCAACGTCTTTGCCGTCGCCTTTGTGTACTAGCCCTTCTTTCTCAAGCATCGAGCGGGCTTTGTTGCGGGCTGCACGTTTCTTTTTGACTGCTGGCTTTTGATCGTACGCTGGATAAGCTGCGCGATCGGCTGGGTTTTTGTAAGGCATGACCGTTCCTTTAGTGTTTAGGGTGATTGAGACAAGTAGTTACTGGGCACCAAGGGCACAGCGGTGATGGTTTTGGGTTCCACACACCTGTCTCATGCGCTTGTTCGATACGGGCAATACGCTGGCGGTATGACCACCACTCGGCATCGGCTTGGCTAACTACCATGCTGTGCTTGACCATATCATTTTTGACGACAAACAGCAATGCGGAGTTGACCTTACGGATGTGGGGAAAGTGTTTAAACACCATGATGGACATGAGCTTTAGCTGCTCCCTGTCAGGGTACTTGTTGTTCCCTGTCTTGTAGTCCACCACCCACGCTGTAAGGTTGTCGTCGTCGATGATAAGCAAGTCAGCAATGCCGCGTACCCACACCTCTGGACCAACCCACTTGCAGGGGACTAGATCGGTTGTAAGCGCCATCTGATGCTCAACAAGTTTGCGCCCGGGCTTTTTGATAAGCGCGTCGAGCGTTGGCTTAATGAACTCGAACTGCGCTGGCAAGTCCTTACCTTCGCCGATGTACTCCTCTGCAGACTTGTGTAGCTCTGTTCCGTACAGGGTAGCGACCGTCTCGGTGAACTTGTACTTCTTGAGTACCCGCACCTCTTGGTACTTCTTAGGGCAGCTTTCGTAATCCTTGAGCGCTGAGTGCGACCATACAACCTTTGGCATTAGAACCTCGCGGAGTCAATGGCTTTCGATAGCCGGTTAGCGAACCCAGTAACAAACACTTCGTCACGGTTGAGGTTGTGTCGCCCCATGTCGTGCAGAATTGCGTGAACCAACTCGTGCCAAAACGAATCCCTAACCTCTGCGCCTGCAAGCATACGACCCGTGTGTGGGTGACGCGATGCAATCGCAATGTGTTGGCTGTCGTAGTGGACATTACCTATGATCTTCTTGTCTAGCATGGCTTCCACGATCTCGACTGAATACATCTTCTTACCTACTCGCATGCGCCTTGGGAACTGCGCTTTTAGTTTTGTTGGCATAACTTCTCCTATTGGTTATGTGGTACTGCGTTAGCAGCATATGTGTTTCTGGTTTCGTACGTTACGTCGTGTGCGTCCCTAAAGAAACATGTGTCGCCATCGAAACGAACTGTCTTACCTCGGTACGTCCAAACAGACTTTTTAATCGCTGTTCCTTTTTCAACAAAGTCCGCACCTTCTTTGGTTATGTGCCACTGCCCATTTAAGCGGGTTCCGTCATCTCGGTATGACTGAGCAACTAAACCCCAGTAGCGCAACTTTTGAAAGTTATCCCACTGGTTTCTTGTCAGACCAAGGTCTTTAATGTTAACGATGCCGTTGGCAATATGCAGTCGCCATAAACCTGTAGCCAGTGCTTTGCTAAAAGAGTGTTTGTACTCCACCATCTTTGCGTTGCAGTGCTCGCAGTGTTTATTATTTTTCATGTGCTTCTCCTATCCTTTTGCTAGTCCATATCTACGGTGCGCACCACCGTCAGCGGCTAGGGGAATCCCCGGCAAATACTTTGGCTCCATGACCATTTGCGCCAAGACCCAAGTCTTAGCGTAAGCAACCTGTTCGTCAGGTACAACTGCAATCTGCTCATCATGAACAGTTCCAGCCACAAAATATTTTTTAGATACCCGTAGCATACCATCAGTCATGACGATCCGTGCAACTGCTTGCGTAACATTGTTGGTTACTTTCCCTGCGTACAGCTTGGTAGCGTCGTCTCCGTACACCCAGTTGAACTTCTTTGTAAGGATGCCGTCAGCATCACGCTCGTACTGCTTGCGTAGGTTGGGGTACTTCAGGCTCATGCCGTTTGGCAGCACGATCTCCTCCTTGCGGAAGGTGAGGCACTTGTAGGTGTACTCCTCGCCCTCGTACAGCGCTGAGTTGATAAGCCCCGAACACATCTCCCAAAACGTCACCACGGGGTGCGCTGTTGCACGGTAGATGTCGATGATCTTCTTGGCAGTAACGCAGTGGATGACCAACTCTTTCATGGTGCAGATGTGCGGTATCTCCAGCAGCTTCTTGACGTTATCTTCCCAGCCCAAGAACTTGTCGATGTACGCCTGCGTAACGCCTAGCTGCCGCCCGTCTATCTTGGTATAGCGTAGCGGTGGTGCGCCAAGGAACCCGACCAACAACTGTTGAGCGAACGATGCCCACCCTAGCCCATACCCTGCACCAAGCAGAGCCGACTTCGCTGACTGGCGATGCACTGGATGGCTGTCCTTGGTCATGCCGGGGATGTTGAACATCTGCGCCCCGAACTGTGCGTAGGCATCCTGACCCGAACGGAAGATACTCAGCAGGTCTTGGTAGTCCGCTAGCCACGCCAGCACACGCGGCTCGATCTGAGACAAGTCACCCACAACAAGCTGGTGTCCAACAGGAGCCATGATCGCCTTGCGTAGGAACGACCCACGCTTTAGGTTCTGCATGTTAATGGCGCTCCCCTTACTAGCCGTCCACCGCCCTGACAGTGCGCCGTAGTACGACAGCGGTACAGGTAGAGTACCCCGGCCTGCGATCTCAAGGAACCGTTGCGCTCGAGTGCGCTCGGTAGTTGACTTAACCTTGAGCCGTGCCTCGCATAGCGCAGCAGCATCCTCGTTGTCCCCGTTGAGCATGGCTTGGAACATAGCATCCGTCTTAGCAAAGGCGAAGTTCATACCAATAGGCTTAGGTGTCTTAGCCGTTGGTTTCTTTTTCTTCATGGGCGGCGTTATGCCTACAGCCTTTAGCAACTCAGCAAACTGTCCGTTACTTGCCAGCGCAGCATCCGTCACACCAAGGCGTGTCAGCAACTCCTCACGCTTCTCCTTCTCTTCTTCCAGCGCATTGACTAGCATCAGCTTGTCCAGCACCAAGCAAGGCTGCGTGTACATCTTCAAGGTCATGTCTATGAGCCGTAGTTCCGATGTAGGGTATCCAACAACGAAACGCTTAAATATCTCCTCACACAAATATACGTCATGCCTACAATAGTCTGCGAGTTCTTTTTCAATTTCCGCCGATATTTCAGTGAGGCCATCAGTGGAGTGAACAGCAGTCCCTTTTGGGGGGAGGGAAAAGTCGGAGGCCAATTTTGCGAGAGAGTTACCCACTTCAATTCCTCGAAGAGCCCGCCCCATTGACAGGGTGTCGAAGATGAAACAGGGTTTGACCCCGTACCGCCAAGATAAGACTGATCCATCAAATTGGGCGTTATGTGCCAAGATTGCTGTTCGCTCCCAGTTGTATGTTGATAGGATTCGATGAAGCTCATCTCCTCGATACCATTGAGTAACTGCGTCGCTTCCGTATACATGGATGCAAGCTCCGAACGCTCTAAATTTATCATCACGTACATACTCCTCGTTTGTTATTTTCGACAGCGTGTACCCGCCTTTGCTGTCCCAATAGGTTTCAAAATCAATCGTCAGTATCTGATCGTATGGTGCGCTCATTGGTTTCCTTTTAATTTAATAGCCCGCTTTCGGGAGCGCCTGACATCATCTCTTCGTGCAACTTAATAGCGCACACGCCCATCAACTCGGATGCTTCCAACTCGTCCAAGTTAACCGCCATGATCTCCACATGGCCTTCGTGCTTTACCACTATCAGCGCTCCGTTCTCATCACCAACAAAGCCGCGAGACAAGCGCTCAAACAAATGAATCATGGAGTCCCTGCGCTCGGGAGTCATCTGCAGTATGCGGCTCTCGATCAGCGTTCCAATAGCGTCGAACTCTTTTGCATCCATTCAATAACCTCCTTCACCTTGTAGACGTTAGTCTCGTTGATAACGGTGGCATAACCGCCGTTCTTTAGTATGGCTGCGATCTCCCGATCTTGCAGCGCTGTCGTCTTGCCCTTACCCGCCTTGAGTTCAAACGCTACGAACGTACCGTCCACGCAGCAGATGATGTCAGGTATGCCAGCACGACCGAAGCCGTTAGCCGCAGGCATGAAGTAGTACACCCCTGCCTCGTCAAGTATCTTCTTGACGGCCTTCTTTACAAGTCCTTCTGGTGTCATTTCTTAGCTCCTCGTTTTGGTTTAAGCGCAGCGATGCCAGCATCGGGTTCTTCCTCGGCTTGGGGTTCTGCTTGTGGTTGTCGCAGTGCCATGAACCTGTCGGCTATATTAAACGCCGAGTCCACTATAAGTCTGTCTTCTCGGCCACGCATCAGCAGCCCCGCCATAGCGAACATGGCAGCTAAGTCCCGTAGGTTTGTGTCGTGCTCGGTCATTTGCTAGCCTCCCAAAACAGGCGGCGTATCTCGTTGAGCGCGTCCTTGAGGTCGCCTTGGAGTTGCTCGATATGGTCTTGCTGCTCTTGCATCTTGCGGTACGAATCAGTAGCGAACTTTGCTAAGTTCTCGTTGTTCCATGCGGCAAAGTTTGGTATGTCGTTCATGCTTTTCCTTTCGTTTTAGGTTTAGGGCAATCTTCGGGCGGTACTACTGCGCACCACACTGCATGGGGCGGCTCGTGGACTACTGGATGCCATCGGTCAATGTATGTGTCCGGCATGTTCTTCAATGCGTTACGCACAGAGTCCGGCCTCATTTCAAGACGCTCAGCTATTTCTATAGAGGTAAGCCCGTCGTGGTATTGGTGCAGCAGCCTGCGGATGCTCGGGTGTGTTGACCTACTCATGTGTTCTTCTCCTTTAGCCATTCTTGAATGCGAACAAATGCAACTAAATAATTACCATTCTCGGCAAGCCGTGTGGCTTCCAAGAATTGCGCCTCCGTCAGCCCCACCCAAGGGCGTTTTGTGCTGTCGTGCATGTGCTTTATGTACAGGTGTATGCTCCAATACTGCGCCTCGCCAAGTAGTTCTCCGCAAATCCGTTCGCGTTCTTCCACCGTGTATCTATTGGCGTTTAACCAGTCAGTGTGTTTGTGGGCTTCAGTCATGTGTTCTTCTCTTTAAGTTTGGCTTCGATGGCTTTGACAATTTTTTCAAACCCGTTTTGTGTTGCTATTTCCATGTAACCCCAATAAGCAGATTCAAGTTCTTGCTCCGTCAGCCCCACCCAAGGGCGTTGGTAGACTTGAATGTCATCGTCTTCGTCTGCAATGTATCCCGCACTTGTGAGAACAGTGCGCGGTTTTAATTTATCGTCTGTCATGTGTTCTTCTCCTTGAGTTTGGCTTCGACTAGGCTTGCATATGTGTGAAACCTTGGAATCGCTGCACGACTTTCAAGCCACAAGTTTGACTTTTCTCTGTCTGTTAGGTTTACCCAAGGGCGTTGTGCTGGTTTATCATGAGGTTTTACATAAAGCGGGTACACACCTTCGTCCAACTCTGTGACAGCATCTTCATAGGTAATACGCAATCTACCAATACTAGGGTCGCGCTCCAACATCGCCACAGGCTCTTGTGTCAAATGCTCTTTTACTGCCGCACGATAATGCCCAAGCACATCACGCAATTCTGTTTCCAGTGAATCAAGCAATTCATCAAATGTGTCTGCATGGCCTGTTGCCAAATCAAACGTACCCATGATGCGTATCAGTCGTTCTTTTTGTGTTTCTTGACTCATGTGTTTTCCTTTTTTAAAAATAAAGGGTAATTTTTTGCGGCAATAAACTCTTCTGTATAGCAAGGAGGCTCTAGCGGTGGTTCGGTAAACGCTAACAATTTATTTCCATATTTTGTTACTTGCATCCACGCCACAGGCTCTTGCTCTGTGCGCTGTGGTGGGTGGGGGTAAAGCGGTATCCAACACAAGTCTCTTGGGTGGTCATCTGTCATCGTTACTTCGTATCCAACTTCAGGGCATATCTTTTCTCTCCACTCAGGCTCAAGCCACGCCACAGGCTCTTGTGCTGGCTGTGCTGCGAGTTCTTTGCCTCGATGTACCCCACTCATGTACGCAATGGTCAATTCATCGCCGTTGTCAGGCTCTTGTACTGGCTGTGCCAAGGCTGCTTTGATGGCTGCGATGGCTTCTGCTGTTCCGCACGGCTCTCCACCATGACACCACTCCAACGCCTCAAGCGCAAGTTTCATTGCTTCTTTCATGTGTTCTCCTTCGCCATATCCAATAGTCGGGCAATGATGTCTGAACGAAAAGACACTGACCATACGCCAACATCGTATGACACACCTAAGTGGTCATTCATTAGGCAACCTTCCAACATCACGTTAAACATACGTTGCTCTACAAAGTCAAGTAGTTCTTTGTCATCCATTGTTCTTCTCCTCAAGTAGGGCGTCTGCCCACCGTGCGCCTTGAACGAACCCATGTACAAAATCTGGCTCGTCAGAAATTACCTCATTAGATATATCCTGATGCGTCAGCCCTACCCAAGGGCGTTGTTGTGGGGTGGTTGCGTGTTTTGAGAAAGTCCACTCAGGGCCGTAGTCTTCGTTGAGTCTTTGCAAAACTGCATACCCTTTTCTTTGAAACGCGCATATGAAGTTGTAGTGGGCTTGTGACAACCCATCTTCACCTTGCGCCTTCCGCAAGCAGTCAAGCAGGTACTTGATTGCTTCAGGGTTCTCGATAAAACCATCCGAAAGTTCTCGCACCTCATCCATCGCCACAGGCTGCACAGGTGCTGGCTGTGCTGCGAGTTCTTTGCCTCGATGTACCCCACTCATGTACGCAATGGTCAATTCATCGCCGTGGTCAGGCTCTTGCTGTGCCAAGGCTGCTTTAATGGCGGTGATGGCTTCTTCTGCTTTAGGGTTTGCAGTTGTCCATAACGCCTCAAGCGCAAGTTTCAATGCTTCTTTCATGCTTCCTCCCACTGCTGTGTAATGCTGCACCAGTAAACGCCATGCGCTTCGGTTATGACGTGACCCTTAACGATGTCATCAACTTGCCCACCAAGTTTGTAATGCTCATCCTCTTTGATTGACATAAGGGATTCCTTGGGGCTAACTTCAACCAACAAATGAAGCTTGCCGCTTTTAAGGGTTTTTGTGTGTAGGATTTTCATTCCACCACCACCTCTTGCTTTGCGGTCAATCCTTCAAGGCGTTTAATCCGTGCCACGTTGTAGGCAACGATGGCGGTGTGGTACTCCATGCTTGATTGGTGGCGCAACTTAGTGCGCTGCGCTTGTATCAGTTCCTCGGCAATGAGTTCCGCAGGGGTCGGCATTACCCAATGGTTTATCAGCCATTCCCATACATTTTTTAAGTGGGTCATTTTGTTTCTCCTCTTGCTTTCATCATTTCGTCTGCGTATTTGTACGCTAGTTCTGCTATTTCAGAAATACTCATTAAAATTTCTGCGTCTGTCAATATCCCCTGTAGAGCCTTGGCTGCAAAGTAATCACGCAGGGTCATGCCTGTTTGGGCATATTGGTCTACTCCGCTGGAGGGTCTTGGGAATGCTGGTATATCGTTCATTTGAATATGCTCTTTGTTAAGACTGTCTTAGTTGGTTCGCACTGCTTAGACTGCGCCTTGGTATCACTGAAATAACCAATGGCAAAGCAGACGGCGACGAACGCCCCTACGCATTTAACAAACGTCATCAGACCATCCCAAAATCGCTCGAACACGGTTGGGGTTTCTTCGTCTTCGACCAATTGAATTTGTATCTTGCTCATACATTTACCTCCAAGTCTTCACAGAATAAAGTTTTGATTCGATAGGTGCGTGTCTTCAGGATGTAGTCGATGGCATCGCTCGGGCTTGCCGCATACACCATCACGTCATCCACATGGTTCTTACACGCGCTGAAAATAGTCACGATGTAGTTTTTCATACAGACTCCCCGAAGATGGCCTTGAGCTTCTGCATAAGAACTTTGGCTTGGCGCACGTTCAGCGTGTCGATGTACTTGTCCATGTCGTCTGCTGTGCGGTGCATGATTAGCTG